GTAGCCCCAGCCTATCAAGCCGGAGGGACTCCTACCCTCCTTACTCAATACTTCCAAGTAGCCTATCATCCTATCGTTAATCCAAATAGTTCTCTAATTCAGATCTTCGATGGCCAGGGAGGATCCTTTTCTAACTATGCGATAACCGCAGTAGATAATAAGGGGTTTATCCATACTTACGTACCTTTCTATATTACTGGCTTCGGAACCCCAGAGGGTACTAATGTGCAGTTCGATAACTTCCAAGTATCGAGCCCGGAGCTCTCCTTTACTTATTACGCATCTTGGGGTCAGAGTAACGGAGGATTTCCGAATATTGATGGTGCAGGCCCATTAGAGGGAGCGGTAGATATCTCTCTCTATGCCTTGGAGAAGAGTGGGCTATTCTTTGATTATTCATCTTGGCAAGGGCTATCCGCAGTACTCAATCGATACAAGTTCGGAGGCTATGTAAACGATCTCGATGTCAATGTATATGACTGGGTAAAGGATAATATCTGGGATCTCCTTCCTATTATGGTAGTCAACGGAGGGAAAGGGATACAGGCTGCTCTCAATCTCTATACCTATAGCCAGGAGATTATAGCATCTCATAACATAATTGAGAGTGGAGAGTTCGAGATTATAAGCCCTCTAACTCCTCTCGAAGGGGAGATTATCAATAAGATTACAATCCGATTCGGATGGGCTGGGCAGTTAGGTTCCTTCAGAGCGCAGGTAGTAATCGATCCAACTTTGGCAGAAGATGAGCCTATGAAGTATCGAGATCCCCTAGCCTATATCTCCTATACTCGGTACGGACTTCGAGAGAAGGTAATCGAGGCTCCTTATGTATATGACTTCCAGACCGCAGTAAGAATAGCAAGAGATAAGATCCGGGCCCATGCTCTAGGAAACTACGCTATCGAGATCTCTGCTGCTCCGAAGTATGGATATCTAGATCTCGGAGATATTATTGCTATCTCTTCGGATACAGTCGGATTAACAGAACACAAATGCCAGATAGTATCTAAATCTTGGAACGATAATCGCTGGAGATATGTACTCCATATCGAAGATAACCCTCTTGTAACCATACGAGATTAAACTTTCCCCTTTTTCTCATCGAATCGGAGTATAGTAGGCTTATGATAGTATTCTTAGATAGACAACATGCAGGGAAGCCAGATAAGATCGAAGATCGAGGAGCTTCCGTTATGCCTACTCCTGCTTTCGGTAATGGGATGGAGGCAATCTATACCGGGTATCTCTCAATCATGATTGAGGAGAAACTAATCGAGCATGGTGTTAAGGTAATGCCTATCTCGGATGGTAAATATACCGATAGGCATAAGCGAGTAAACGAATACTCTAAGCGGTTCCAAGAGAAGCAAGTATATCTCTCCCTCCATCTCAATTGCGGAGGTGGTGACTATGCTAGTTTTTTCCATATGGGTAGCGCAGGAGGAGCCTCCTTAGCGAGTTCAATCTGCGATAGATTAAGAGATAAGCAATTACCCGGATTATCTAGATGCCTTCCCAAGGTAGCCTCTAGCGAGGATTGGACTAAGAATGCTTGGTACACAATACGAGGAGTAGGAAACCCAGTAGCGATCTGCTGCGAGCCCCTTTTCATGGATACCCATCGAGATCTATTGTGCTTAGAGCATCTCCGCTCTATTGCTGATTCGATCGCTGCTGGTATCGTTGCCTGGAGTCTGTAATGGAAGAGAATCTCTTACACCTTATTCTTAACGGTGGTGCTAATGTTGCCTTCGGTTTATTTCTCTATATGCAGAACAAAGAGCTCCAGAAGCGAGCAGATGAGAGAGAAACCAAACAGGATGCACGAGAGAAAGAACTCCGAGATCGATACGATAAGGTTATCTCTGATATGCAGGCCCGAGAAGATACGATGCGGAGAGAACTGGTATCGGAGATTAACGATCTAGATCGTAAGGTAACGATGCTAGAAACCAAGTTAGAGCATATTGCTAAGATCGTAGATGAGATTAAGGCTCGGTTCTTACGGGTAGGATAATCCTCTCTATCTCCCAATCCGAAAAGAGATCCCAAGATGCTCTCTTGAAGATGGTTAGATCTCCGGGCCCTGTATTCTCTACTGTAAACTCTGAGAGGAAGGGTACTATCCCATCGATCGCAGTATAGAGCCTGCGAGTATCGATTATTGCCATCCAGACCTTACCATTATACAGGAAGCCCTCCATAGTCAGATCGGATATCTCTCCTCCGTTCTTTATGGCATCGAGCCTAGAAGCAATCTCCAAGCCCATCTCTGGGTACTTGGTTCGCTTCCATCTAAGAGCGAAGTGTCTGCAGGGTCTAGACTTCCATAATCGAGCGGATACGGTAAGAGCCTTCGAGCCTTCGGTATAGGTATAATCGATTCCATACTTCAGATCTCTATCGGTTCCTATCTCTGTTTTCCATTGACCAGGAAAGCGATCTCGAAGAGTAGGTACTACATATTGAAACCATAAGCGATCGGATTCTCTTAATCTGTATTGTGTATTCATATCGTAGCCTCCGATATAATAGCAATATAACACGATAAATATTTACTTTTTGTTCTTTTTTCTGTACACAGTATAGAAAACTATGTTATAGATAAGTATACTCAATGATGAGTAATAACAAGAGGTACAAACCATGACTAATAATGAACGAGCATTTAAGCACTTATTCGATAGAATCTCATACGATGTGAAATGGTGGATGGATAATGGATCTTCTTTCGAAGATGCCTTCTCAATCGCTACTGAGAATACTTGGGCAGGTAAAGTAGTATTAGATGCAGTAAAAGCACACTTTAACAAATAATCAACTAACTAACCGGGGAGGATCTTCCTCCCCATCTAACCAGAGGTACAAACAATGAAACAATCTATAACCCATACTATCTGCTGCCATCTTCTTTTCGCAGTAGTGTTCTGCTCTTTCCCTCTTGCATATGCTTTCCTAGTTTGGTTAATGGGGGTCTGAGATGAATAAGCGCAGAAGAAACTATATCAAAGAGAACGGAAGAAACAAACTTAGAGAGATGAGCAATAAGCGAACCCCTCCGAAGCCTATTGTATTAGATCAATTCGATTACGTTAAGCAGATTGGAGAGCTCTGCAAGGTCTGGAGCCCTACTTACTGTACTTGGGTATGGGAAGCCTCCTGTCAAGTGAACGGATTAATCTTGCGTAAAGAGTTCTGTGAACCAGATCCTCTTGTGGCAGTTCGATGGAGCCAAGAGAAGTTTAAGGCAATCTCTAATCCTCGGTTCGCTACTATGATGCAGGCCGCTATCGCTAATAGTGAGTTTACTATCGAAGATATCGCAGATGTTATCGGTATTTCTAAGAATGGGATCTCTAAGTGGATTTCGGGAGATACCCATCCAACAGTACCAAGCCTCCTTAGATTATGTAAGATGTTATACCCTATTCAGTGGGAAGAACATTATCTTACACTCTCGAAAGTAGTAGAGATGGAGCGCATCTAATGTGGAAGCTAGCATATCAAGGTATTATCCAAGGTCCCCCAGTAGCTATGGGGAGGCCTCGGATAACGAAAACAGGAAGAGCCTATACTCCTAAGACTTCTCGAAGTTACAAGGATGAAGCAGTTAAGAACCTTCGAGCCTCCTGCGGTGAGGATTGGGTTCCTCTCGATGGGATATTTAAGGTTACGGTATCTTTTCTCCATCCTCGGACTAAGAGATTATATCTCAAGGCCGGAGAACTTACTGCAGGTAGAATCTGGAGACCAAAGAAGCCAGATATCGATAACCTCCTTAAGATGGTGCTCGATTGCATAACTCAATCCGATATATGGATAGATGATAATCGAGTAGTATCTCTCTCTTGTGAGGATATGTACTGCGGAGCCAATGAGGAAGCCCATACCCTATTTTCTATCTATACTTGGAGTAGTGAAGATGGAACCGAAGTATAAGATATCTCTCTTCGATAGTCACTACGTAAGAGAGCCCCAGCAAGTAGAGGTATCACTTCGTAATCTTGCCAAGGCTCTAATGATGCCTTCGAAGCCCTTTCCAGTACGAGAAAAGAAGAGCCTCCCACTCTGGAGCCCTACTATCTTTGCTGGGAATCGAAGCGGAGCCAATGCTATAGAGATCTCTTGCCTAGTATTCGATCTAGATGATGGTACGGACTGGGGATGGAGATTAGGCTGGGATGAATACCATTACATAGCCCATACCTCCTTTTCTCACTCCGAGCAGGTGCATAAGTGGAGAATCATCTTACCCTTGGAGGAGCCTGTAATCGCTACCGATTGGAAGCGAGCCTCTCAAGCTGCTAAGCAACTATGGGATAAGGTAGTGGGGGAAGGAGAGCCCGATTCTAGTGCTCTTACGGATTGCGCTAGAATGTATTACCGATATGCTACTCCTGCAAGAGGTGATAATCATCTCCAAGCAGCGAAAGCCCATAAGGGTTCTAAGTTCCTTCGATTGGATTACTCCCATATACCGAAGGAAGAAAAGAAGCCTCGGTATCATAGATGGGTAAGCAGAAAGCCAGGAGCGAAAGTAGGAATAGAGGCTCTATTCCATAATCCAGAATTTAGAATGGGTATAGCATCGAAGGTCGGAGCCAGTATTAATGGCAACGTAGCCCGAGATATCCTTTGCCCTCAATGCGGTAAGAGAGAGGTTTATTTCTCCATCGATCCCTCTCTCCCTCATGCAGTCTTATGGCCACACTGTAACCGAGCCAATAAATGCCAATGGTGGGGAAGATTGGAGGATCTAATATGAGCCAGAACGAAGTAATCCCGAAGGGCTGCACAGATTTCGGAATGTGGGTATTCCGAGAGGCTGCTAGGAAGGATTGGAAACTTAACCTATTAGCAGATAAGATCGGAATCTCAGAAGCAACCCTTAAAGGATATATGACTGGGGTAAGATATCCGAAGATCGATATCTATCTAGCCCTCTGCGAACTGTTCTCAGATAGCCCGGAGGAACTCTGGAAGATTATCCAAAGAGGATTCCAGAAGATGCCAGAGTATCAATTTACTTACAGAAGGCTACGATATCGAGCCAACAAAAAGAAGAACAAGAAAACCAAATAACCCAATCACACAAAAATACGGAGGTACAATGTATTTTAATTTATGGGTGCAGAAGCAGATAGAAGATCTGGAAATCACGAGAACGGAGCTCTGTAACACTACAGGCCTAAGTTACTCATCCTTAAACACTTCCAAGAAGTTTATGCCAAGATTATCTAATCTTGTGTTAATCTGCGAAGTACTGACAGAGCTTAAGCAAGGAGATCGAGCCTTCTTCGATGCACTGATATTAGAAGCAATCAAGGCCAGCAGTAGAGATTATCGTTACGCAGTAGAACGAATGGAGAAGAACCAATGAACCAGGAACAGATGAAGAAACTATTAGCCCTTGCTAAAGATATGGGTATGGATGCAGAATACAAGCACGCTCCAGAAGGTGCAGATATTGATACTTGGGATCTCTTAGAGAAACGAGATGCGAAATACGATAAAGAAGGAAACTTAACCAGCCCTCCGAAGCCCTATGCTAACCGCAGTAATATTGCAAAGATCTTGGAGAACGATCCGGAATATCGTAGCCTCTGCTATAACGATCACAGCAATAAAGTAAAGTGGAAAGAGAGAGAGCTCTGGGATCCAGATCTAGAAGAGATTGGCCTGCATATTGAACGAGCCTATCGAATCCGATATCCAAGCGCAGATATTAAGCGAGCAGTACTCCGAGTAGCCCATCAGAACTTAGAAGAACCGATCCATAATTGGCTCCGTAATCTTCCGAAGTGGGATGGGGCCCCTCGTATTAGGCATCTCTTCCATACTGTATTTAAGGCTGCTCGAATAGAAGGCTCGGAAGCAATCATTATG